CGGCGCTCCTAGAGCGATCGGTTTGAATTCCAAATCTGAGATTTGGCCTTACGATTGTGATCAATCGTGGGGATAATTTTCGGATACGAGAACTGGAAGGAACAGTCCGCGTCTTCCGCGGCGATCTTCTCTTCCCAGGAATTACGAATTCTGTCGATAGCCTTCTGATGGCGGCGTCGCCGCATCGCATGCTTGACAGTGTTTATTCCGACGGATGAGCGGATCGTCAGAGACTCGCGTCCCTGTTCCTGCTCACGTACGAGGAAGTCCACAGCGTTGAGCGCACCACCCACTGATTCGACAAGCTTCTTGATCTCACTGCGACGCTTGCGTTGCATGATCCGGAACTTCGTTCGCTTAAGTGGGGGTGGCGCTCTGGTGGCGGCCCCTTGCTGGAACCGATGCTCTCGTTCGTCTTGCATTAACCCTTGGGTTAGTACATCTCGACAGGAGACACCGTTCGCAGCCACGGGCTTCTCTCGTAGTTTTTCCCTCAGATTTCTCTGTGCGGGTGACGTTCGTTCTCCAACGAACGGCGCCCCGTACCGAAGGTAGCTGAGTACGGTAATGTGGTCGGCTTTCACTAAGCCACCACCACCGTCGCTCACCCGCCCAGGTAACAGAGGATCCGGGGATTCCCGTTGATTGAGGCGTCTAATTGCATTCCGGATCGGTTTTCGACCCTGCGGTCTTACTTCCGAACGAATGCCCTTGAACTCCCCAATCTTCCGTGCGCCTACTGCTTCACCAATTCGGACTCGCGGCCAGATCTTAATCGTCTTCGGACCGATGCGTTCAGCGAATCGCTCGCAGAACACACCGTGTCTACCGACATAGGATTTGGCCGTATTGGGCTCGAGGCCTAGACGTCTAAGGTTACTTTCGTAACCGTGTCTAACCTCGGGTTCCCAGAGTCCGAACAGGTCGTCGCCGCAAACTCTAAACGAGGTCTTTCGTGCTCCAGCATGCTCAGCGCAGAATGCGTTGAGCAGGTTGAGGACGAACCACCCCGGACCGAGTCCCATGAGCGCGCCGCATGCCGTAGTCTTGCCCGTACCAATTAATTGGTGCGGTGCGATTACTGCGGCCTGCGCGCGGTCCCACCAGTCCGGTTTTGGAACGTACTTGAAGAACTCTCTAAGTACGAACTCAACTAGACCGATGGATATGGGATCGGTCGATTTAGATAAGTCAGCGGAGTACGCCTGAGCACGTGACGTTCTACCGACTATCATAATCGGATCGGGTCGCATTATCGCGTTACGCGTAGTGCATACCCCTTTCAGATAAGGTAGCAGGTGTTGCGTCATGGCTCGAGCGCACCAAGCGACGTCTGCCGTGTGTACAGTCGCCATTCTAATCTTGCCATTGTTTTCGAGTATAGGCAGAAGTTTCGCCTTGCGGTTAAACTTCGCCTCAAATAAACACTCGTTGAATGTCTCGACTATGGATCGGCGCTCATCCTTGAGATCCTTCCACCAATACGGTAGCCGGTTCTCATTGATGGAGTACACAGCGCGCATCGTGCAGCGTTCCCACCCTTCGCGGTGGTTGAACGTGATGTTACCGTCTCGGTCGCCCCGGGTGTCGTCTTCAGCTAGCTGAAGGCAATCCTGGACGGCCGTATAGACGTCGTCACCCATTCCTCGGGCAGCCGCAAGGATGTCCTGGAATGAGGTTTCATTATCATCACTAAGATCCCATCGGATCTTGCTCACGATGTCGCGCGCCAGCTCATCGGCGAGGATCATACGATTGATGCCGACGGTTTCGGCCTTTTCGTAACCACGAAGCTTCAGAACATACGCACTTCCGCCCTTGGCGCCGGGTTGTTCAACACAACTCTTGCCGCTCGGGAACGGAATCGTACTGTTCAGAGGCTTCTGTCGTTCGAATAGATGCCGGATGAAGTCACCTAACGGTGCCTCCAAGTCCCTGTCATATTCAACCTTCGTAGTAATCCTCTCGAGTGCTGCGGCAGACTCCGCCTCGACGGCCTGAGTGTCTGCAACGCAGTGTTGCAACGCTCGCGAGAGCGTTGCGGCATTGTCCAGCGAGATGCTATCCTTGCCACGATGGCGGAAGTGAAAATTCTTCCGCGGTGTGACATCGAGAGCCTCTTGCCGGAGCTCGTGACAAAGCTGCTTTACTCGCTTGACGAAGTCAGGCGTGTGAATCAGAGATAACACGAGCCGCCGCTGCTGTGCTAGGATATGTCGATTCCAGGTCGCGAATAGCTTGCCTTTAAGGATTCCATAGATGGACTCCAAGAAGACGCGAATCGCCTCCCAGTTTCGACGAACTAGTTGCAGATGCTTAGAAGCAGTAGTACCAGTTCTCCAAGATTTAGCAGCCGAACTTGATTTCGGTAACCTATTTCGGGTGTTCAGAGTGTTCGGTTTATCCAACACTCTATAGCAGGTCTGCACGAATCGAAAGAAATTTCGATGCGTGTC